AAAACACGATGGTTCAGTTCAACATTTGGAATTTCTTTCTGATGAACAGAAACAAGTATTCAGAACCTTTGCAGAAATCAATCAATCCGCAATTATCAACCAAGCTGCGGTCAGACAAGATTTTATTGACCAATCTCAATCCTTGAACTTAATGATTTCACCTGAAATGCCCACTAAGGATGTTAACAAGTTATTGATTGACGCATGGCAATTGGGAGTTAAAACTCTTTATTATCAGCACTCAATGAACTCGGCACAAGCATTCGCGAGGAAGAAGTTGAATCTAAACGACCTCCATTGCGTGAGTTGTGAGGCATAAGGCAATCTTTTGATACTTAATGAATGAAAAGCCCGTCAAATGATTTGACGGGTTTTTTCATTTCTTAAAAATAAATCAAACTTATATTTATGTGAAATGGCTGAAGGTACAACATATGGTTTAGCATTCCCTTTTGAGGATTCACCTAAAGGGGACTTTTTACTCTTGACTGAAACCCAGTTCGCACAAATACGTAGTGATTTAATCCATTTGTTATTAACAAGAAAAGGTTCAAGATATTATCTACCAACCTTTGGAACGAGATTATATGAATTTCTTTTTGAGCCATTTGATGGATTAACATTTGACGCAATAGAATCGGATATAAGGGACTCCGTTCAACAATTTATGCCGAATTTATTAATCAATAACATCACGATAGAACCAGCAGACCCCTCAGAAGAAGTTCCCTTGGCTAAGGGAGAACCACTACCGGGTCAGAACCGAGATAATATTTTCAAAGTTCCTGGTAAAGGAACCTCAGAATACACAGCAAAGGTTAGAATTGACTACGCGGTTGATAATAATACGTTTGCACAAAGTGATTTTATTATCTTGAATATTTAACATTATATGGCTAACAACAGAATATCCTACACCGCCAGAGATTACGATAGTATCAGGGTTGAATTACAAAATTATGTAAGAACCTACTATCCTGAATTGATTCAGGACTTTAATGATGCTTCTGTATTTTCAGTATTTTTAGATTTGAACGCAGCGGTTGCGGATAATCTACACTATAATATTGATAGAAGTATTCAAGAAACGGTACTTCAGTTTGCACAACAAAGGTCTTCAATCTATAATATTGCCAGAACGTATGGTTTAAAAATCCCAGGACAAAGACCCTCAGTTGCTCTTGTGGATTATTCAATCACGGTTCCTGCGTTTGGGGACAAAGAAGATGAAAGATACTTGGGAATTCTTACTAGAGGTTCACAAGTTTTTGGAGCGGGAATTGCGTTTGAAAATCAAAACGATGTTGATTTTGCTTCCCCCTACAATAGTTCAGGATTTCCCAACAGAACTAAGATACCTAACTTTGACGCCAATGGTAACTTAATTAATTATACAATTACCAAGAGAGAACTTGTGGTAAATGGTATTACGAAAGTTTTCAAAAGAGTTGTTAATGCTAGTGACGTAAGACCATTCTTCGAACTTTTCTTACCTGAAAAGAATGTATTAGGGATTACAAGTGTTCTACTCAAATCAGGAACCAACTACACAAATGTACCTACAGCCTCGGAGTTTTTGGGATTAACCAACAGATGGTTTGAGGTGGATGCTTTGGCCGAGGATAGAGTTTTCATTGAAGACCCTACAAAAGTATCTGACCAGCCAGGTTTAAAGGTTGGAAGGTACATTCAAACAAATGATAGATTTATTACCGAGTATACCCCTGAAGGTTTTTTGAAAGTAACTTTCGGAGGTGGAACAACATCCGCTCAGGACCAATTGAATGCGTTTACCAACCTCGGGGTACCTGTAAACATTCAATCTTTAAATAATAATTTCTCGTTAGGTTCAACGTTAACTCCCAACTCAACCTTGTTTGTTCAGTATAGAATCGGAGGAGGATTGGCCACAAACATTGGAACAAATGTTATCAATCAGATTGGTACGGTCTCATTCTTTGTTAATGGACCTTCAGCAACTATTAACAGTTCTGTAATCAACTCTTTAAGGTGTAACAACCCAACAGCCGCAATCGGAGGTTCGAACGTACCTACAACGGAGGAAGTTAGAAATTACGTTAGTTTCAATTTCTCAGCACAAAAAAGAGCTGTAACGGTTAATGACTATGAATCTCTTTTGAGAAATATGCCAAGTCAATTTGGTGCCCCTGCTAAAGTATCTATCACGGAAAACAACAATAAGATATTGATTAATCTTTTGTCCTACGACACCTCAGGAAAGTTGACAAACATTGTATCCAACACCTTAAAACAAAACGTGGCGAATTATTTATCAAACTATAGAATGATAAATGACTACATTCAAATTACAACTGCCAACGTAATCGATTTGGGTGTAGACATCTCTGTAGTTCTCGACGCCACACAAAACTCAGGTCAGATTATATCTGAGGTGGTTAATAGAGTTTCAGACTACTTTGACCCCTTACTCAGAGAGTTAGGACAAAATGTATACCTATCACAGTTGAGAAGTATAATCCAAAACACCACTGGAGTGATTACAGTTTCGGATGTAATTATATCAAATAAAGTGGGGGGACAATACTCGGGTGCTGAAACGTCGATGCCGTACTCTGACCCTGAATTAAAAATTATTCGTCCTGTTGATGACACAATTTTCGCTGAGCCGAATCAAATCTACCAAGTCAGATATCCTCAGAAAGATATTGTTGTAAGAGTCAAGAACCTTCAAAACGTTTCTTTCTCTTAACACCTTTATTTAATTTTCATTCAAGGTATATTTTGTTTAAGTAAAACTGTGTTTTTCAAAAAAAAACACCATAAATATTTATCATTAAAACCTTGAATGGGACAGTCACTAAGATTACAAACACAAATTGGAGTTGATAGAAACTTATCTTTCCAATTAGACCAAGACTTTGAATTCTTAGAAATTCTGTCTCTTCAAATCGTCCAAAACGATGTTTACCCAAGAGATTGTGCGGACTTTGGTGTGGTAGTCGGACGAGTTGTTGCAAATGGGGGTTTCGGAATACCCAATGCTAAAGTATCGATTTTTGTTCCAATTAATGAGGTAGACTCCTTAAATGACCGAATTGTAGAACTTTATCCCTACACCCAACCCAACGATAAAAATGTTGATGGGTACAGATTTAATTTATTACCTTACGTAAAGTCGTATTCAACCCATGCTGCGACTGGAACTTTCCCATCAAGAAACGATGTATTGGAAGACCCTGTGGTTGTTGATATCTATGACAAGTATTACAAGTTTACTGTACAAACCAACGAGAGTGGGGACTTTATGATTTTGGGGGTCCCCGTGGGTCAACAGACCATAGTCATGGACTTGGACTTAAGTGACATTGGAGAATTTTCTTTAACACCTCAGGACTTAATTAGAATTGGTTTGGCAACCGAATCTCAGGTTGCCGGAAGTGAATTTAGAACTTCAACGGATTTGGATACGTTACCACAAATCATTCACATTGAAAAGACCTTCGAGGTTGCACCCTTTTGGGGTGAACCTGCAATATGTCAGTCCTCAATAAGCCGAATCGACTTTGACTTAAGAGATGATGCAAATGTGGATATACAACCCACGGCAGTATTTCTTGGTTCACTTTTTTCCACAACCGATGAATTCAAAATCGCGGCACCTTTGGGATTTGGGGACGACCCCCCTTCATTATTAACCGCAGGTTGTAAACCCAAAGACAACATGGGTAATCTTTGTGATTTGACCTCGGGTCCTGGCCAAATTTTAGCAATTAGACAAACCATTGTTCAAGATTCGCAAGGTAGACCATCACTCGAGGAATACCGATTAGAAAACTCGGGTAATGTAATCGATGAAAATGGAACTTGGTTAGTGGAAGTTCCGATGAACTTAGACTACGTTACTACAAGTGAGGATGGTCAGAGAATTTTTTCGAGAGACCCGAGGGTTGGAATTCCGACAAAGGGAAAGTATAGATTCAAAGTTAAATGGCAACAATCACCGACAGATACTGACCCAATAAAAAGAGGTTATCACCTTTTACCTAACGTTAGGGAGTGGGGTTGGAGAACTCCTGTCATTGACCCAAACTATTCAAACTCGTTGAGTACAAGTCGGGAGTTAGCGAGTTCATATTATTTTGGTTTGGATTGGAGTGGATACACTGATGCAGAAGATGTCACAGTAATAAATAAAAAACTCCAAGCGGCAATCAACTGTGAGGATACTTTTTATGAGATGGAGTATAACAAAGTTTATACTCCCGCAGGACTTTTGGACCAATATAAGAGAGGGTTCAACCGTGGAAGATTTTTAGGTGTTAAGGAAATCGGGGATAATGATTGTAGTACAACAGTGAACAAATTTCCGGTAAATGATGGGGTAAAAAACTTCAGCATATCCTTTTTCCTTTTTGCCATTTTAATGCAGTTTATTCAACTAATTTTCCCTGTGGTTTTATTTGTATATCACTTAGTGGGTTTCTTAATCAATAATGTAATAATTCCGATTATCAACTTATTTATCCGTCTTCAAAATGTTGTTGGATATGCATTAATTGTAATTGGAACTATTGGGGCTATCTTTGGTGGTGCGGGTATTCCTTTAATTATTGCTGGTGCTGGTATATTAGCTGGGGGTACAAGGTTGTCTTTAGTCTTACAACAATTTGTAAGTTTTATCAAGTTTAAACCACTCCGACTTCCTATGATTACTTATCCCGAGTGTAGGAATTGTGACTGTAACACTTCGGGTGCTGATGCCGAAGGGGATGCACTACCAACATCTCTGTTATCACCCTTAACAACGAGCGGTTTATATTTTGAATCATTCTCAGATTTTAATGGTTTACCGGCTCAGAAGATTGGGGACGATGGTGAACCAAGTGATGCTAACGTATCTGTACTCTCTTTAATATTTTCAGAAGCGATTGGAACACGTACCGGACCTGAAGATAAATTTTTACAGAACAGGTCTACTCAGTCTCAAACACAGCGACTTCCGGATACAAGAAACAATTTGAATATTCCCAAAAAAGTTTTTGCGATATCGACAAATATACCAATGGCTCAAAGGATTAATATTTTTAACACACGTAAAAAATATTTTGACGGTGAGAACAAAATTAGTGTGAGTTTCGATTATCCTTCGAACACCACAACTAAACACTTTGATAATACTTTGTCGTTATTAACACAGTCGGCACTTCCATCTGGAACCTTATTGACTTTTGTTGGGATTGAAAACACGAAAGACGTTAACTTTTTATTTACAGGAAACACTAATTTTAATGGAATTACGGGGACAACTTTACAATCAGGACCCGGACAGGTAACCGTAAATTATGCGACATCTCAAACAAGTAATTCTTCCAAGACTTACTTTTTGAATAGTGGTTCAACCATAGATAATTATAGATTCCCCGCGGACTTGGAATATTACCAAGTGTTGACCGCGATTACTGTTGCCGACGCATTTGCGATAGCGTCAGGAAGTGGGAGTCAAGGAGTTTGTAACAACTATTTGATTGAGACTGATGTACCGGCTCCTGGTACTCCTGAATCAGTTACTGTTACATATGTAGATTGCTCAGGGAACAACCAACAATTTACCCTTACAACGCCATTTGACCAAGGGAATGGTTATATTCAGGGATTCAGTAACATTTGTGCTTCTACAGTTCCTCAGATTATACAGGGGGTTGGAACGGTTTCACCAACAGGTCCTTGTAACAATCCTAATCTATTCAATGGTTTGTTAAAAGTGTTAGATTCTTCAACACAAATAAAATGGTCTCAGAAGAACTTGGACTTTGGAGGATGGGCTCAACAGACCCCCCTGAATGTAAAAACACGTGAATTTTTCAATGATTTTGATAATCAATACATATTAATTCTTCAACGTGGTGTTGACCCTTATTCTCCTCAATATGTGAACAGATACGGAATTGGTAAAATTTTGGGTCTTCCAAGTGAGGATTCATTCACTTTTACAGCAAATACAAGACTGAATATACCAATACAGAGTCTACCTTCCAATAATATATCGGTACAACAACATACAAGTCAAAATAATATATTTTATCCGTCTTACTTTTTTGAGGGGGGTAATACCTACACCGCATTTACTACACCGAATGTTGGATACTACAGTTCAATAGATGGTAATAGAAATTATTCAATATATCCGAATGCTGGTGGTACTTTCGGATTTGTATCAAATTATTTGAATACTCCCACGATAAGTTCTGTGGAGATGGTGACAAGTAAGAATGAGAGTGTAAACGATGCTTTTTCTGCACAACCAAATCCGGGAAAATATGATGCCGCTGAAGATTTATCTGGCGCTGATTTTTATTTGATTGAGAGTAAAGATTCTCCCATCAACTCTGAAAGTGTTTATTTTTCGTTCTCTCTTCTACCTACAGTTACGGGTACTACGACTCAGATGAATTTGTCTAATAAAACAAGAAATGTACTAAGAACTGATAGATTACCTTCCTCGGACTTCTTGGATGGTCCCGAATGGAATTCGATAGTACCCGTTCTTCAAATGAATAGAGGATTCAATATGTATATTTTGGAGACTGCGGGAGAGAATATCGTAACTACTTCTTATGGTGCGGGTGCAACCATTGTTGGTAATGATATTGAAGATTTACCTGACGCATTGAATGTTGCCGATACGTTCTCTTGTACCAATATGGTTAGTTTGGATTGTTATTCTAATTCAGGTAACACTTTAATTGTAGATTCGAATTGTGCTCAAGAAGATAGAGTTGAACAAGGTTGTTTTGTTTTTGCTAGAAGGTTACTTATCGGACTTCCTGGAGATTTAATTTCCTTCAATGAATGGGGTTTAAGATACCGTTTCTTTTATGCCTTGTGTCAGGGAGTGTTATCACAAACCTTCACAAACAACTGGGTTAATGGTACACTCTATACCTACCCGTTCCAAGTGAGAACTTTGTATGGGTCAAACAATCAAGTAACCAATAGAGTATTTTGTAAGGACTTGGTTTATTATAACGATGATAGTAATAACTACTACTACAGAAGTAGTCCTTATAGTCCAACTTCAGATTCCTTTATTGGAAAACTGAATAGTGCTCTTACAGGTTCATTGAACGACTATAGTTTGCAGTCACCGAAAACTATTATGAATTTGGGTCCAAAGACAGAAATCTTCAAAGAGATAACTCTTAACCCTTCGGACGATGGATTTGTTATGAATGTGTTGAATCCGACCAGTTATGGTGACACTAGTGACCTGTTAAATCTTTTTGTAATCTCAAGAATAACCAATTCATTTTTCTTAAGATATATCACCAGTGCTTTTCCTGGTGTTGTTGGAACAAACTTGGCGATAAATTCATTGTTCTCGAGACCTGTATTACGTTTAGACGGTGATATAACTCAAGCATTGTCAATCAACTCAGAATTCGGGGTACAGAAGTTCACAGCACAGAATTATCAAGAGGACCCCAACTCACCAAACAACCCAATTTACATTGCGAGAAATCCTAATGGTTTTTCTGTGATGGGTATTTTTTATTCTTCCACTACTGAAGATTTACAATACAAAGATTACTTATCACCGGGAAGAATCAATTTCAGACCCACACCAAACTCCAACGCATTCCCCTACTACTACAACCTTAAATCACAGAGAGTTCCATTCTACAGATGGGAGAGAGATGATGTGGCAAGATGGATTGGTGAATTGGGTACTACAATTGGATTAGGAAATCAAGTGGGGATATTTGGAACTCAAAGTAACGACTGGGCGACAGATAATAGTGACATTTTCAGTAAGAACTATCAGTCCTTGGATAGAACTGACCCTTCACAACCTTCTTACTTTTTGGGGTCAAACTCTCAACTCAATGATGTTTACGCAAGAGGTTACATTTTCAACGTAGATTCTAACGGTAATAACTCAGCAACTGCGGGAAATTATCCAAGTGTTTTCGCGGTGGGCGCTCCTAACCATTTCTACTTCGGACTTATAAACGGTGCAACGGCACTTGACAGATTTAAATCAAAATATTTGGCAGATGAATAATTTTGTTATCATTCCATCTCAGTTACAGTTTAAATCTGCACCGATTGTTGACCAAAAGGTAACCATCGACCTGAATCAAACTCAGAAAGAGTTGACTCAGTATGTTAGAAATACTGCAATTTCTCTACCTCAGTTATATCAGGATGAAAGACAGGCCAGTTCAAGGTTTAGACCTACCTTCAAAATTCAATATCTCTACAACAATACTTTGACAGGAACAACAGGATACAATCCATTCAAAAATAATTTGTATTATGTTGAACCTACTCAATCCAAACTTAGTGGGGTGTGGAAAGGGTTTCCCCAATTTTATGAATTTGATTTATTCCGTCCTGATGTTCAGGATGGACATTTTGATTACAAGGCTGAAAGTGCATACACCTACAATTGGACTTACTATGTGACTTATCCTGCTCAGAATGATTACACCAAACCTATGGAGGCAACCTACGAAAACACCACGGTGAATTGGTTATCGGGGGATGGTATTCCTTTTATAGTTTCGGCATCAACTCAGGGTGGAGCGAATATAATATCGTTTCAGTGTTTTATGCCCCACAACTTAATTGAGGGTAATTACGTTGAATTGTCATTTGACTACGACCAACAAACCGTTTTTGAGGTTTTCTCTTTTGGTAATTCCAATTACGATAGTTCCAATTACATATTCAACATATTGAATGTGGGTTATACTGGTACCACATTTGTCAATGGTAGAACGGGAACTTTCAAAAGGGTTGTTGACCCGAACAATCTAACGGAAACTCGCTCAAAATATTATGTTAGACAAAACCGAGTTTTGTTGAATGAGAATGATATTATCGTAACCAAATCAGGTTTTGAACTCAATTCATTCTCGAACGAAAGAAAATTGGAATACAGTTCCATCACTCCAAATGATATAACTCGAATCTCTCGTAAGACGAGTTCATTGACCTACACAGCAACTATGGCCCAAGATGTTGTATTGAGTGCCATCACCGAC